AAAAGTTCACGATTGAACCAAAATGCACCCGGATTTTTTAAAGAATCCGGGTGCTGGGCAGTCCCGCGCCGACCCTTCCCATTTCTCGACAAAAATAGACCCGGGCTAGGTACATTCCCGCCGGTCACGCACACAAACGAACCCGAACACAAGGAGTTGAAACCCATGCCCCGCCCCGACCCACGCCGCCCCCGCGAGGGACAGGAATCGCTGTTTCCATCGCCCACCAACAAGGACGATATGCGCTTGAATCAAGGACGCCACCAGCTCGCGTTCAATGACGCGCTTAACACCGCGTTCGACGCGGGCCATATTGGGGAGCTCGACGGCGCGCTTGCATCGACGCTTATGGCCGGGGCGTGGGCGCTCGACGCGTTCGAAGCCCAGAACAAGCCCTACGGCCCGACGAAGCTAATAGACCAACTCGTTGCCGCCCTACGTGAAGCGCGTCTAACGCCCGATTCGCGCGGCGATGCTACCGATGATGCAATTCAGGAATTGCTAGCGGACTTAGGCGCGGCCGATGATGAACCCGTTGATTCCGATGCCAGCTAGTCCGCGTTTCCATACCCCGCGCAATCCCGCGCATAAGACGCTAGGTGGCAAGGCTGCCAAGGTTGCCGCCGCGCTGGGCAAGCCGTACATGCCGTGGCAACGCCGGGCGGCCGATGTAGCGCTAGAAGTCGATTCAACCGGCCGGTTTGTCTATCACGATGTAGTGATTACCGTTCCCCGACAATCTGGCAAAACGACAATGACACTTTCGGTTGGGTTGCATCGCACCATGACCACCCCGAACGGAAAAGTGTGGTATACCGCGCAATCTGGGCAAGCCGCGCGCGAACGCTTTTTGCAGGAGCTCGCCCCGGACGTGCAACGCCACCTGCCGGGCCTATTCGACTTAAAGCGCGGCGCGGGTGATACCCGCCTAATCATGCCGTCGATTAATTCCCAGTACCGCCCGCACCCCCCAACGGATAAATACTTGCACGGTGAACAATCCGACCTTAATCAGATTGACGAACCGTGGGCATATACCCCCGCGCAAGGTTCCGCGCTAATGCAAGCCCTCGTTCCCACGCAGAACACGCGGCCGAATGCGCAAACCATGATGCTTTCTACGATGGGCGACGCGGGGTCGATTTGGTGGCATGACATTGTAGACCGAGCCCGCGCGGGCGATTCCCCGCGAACGTGCATAATCGATTACGGATTAGACGAATCTGCCGATGCTAGTGACGTTGATGCAGTCATTGCCGCTCACCCCGCCGTGGGCTACACCATCGAACCGCAAGCAATCCTAGATGCGTATCACACGATGGAACCGGCCGAATTCGCCCGCGCCTATGGCAATCAACGCACCGCGACGCGAACCGCCGTATTCGATTCCGATACCGTCGCCGCCGTGGTCAATGATGCCCGCATGATTTCCGATAGTTCCGAAATCGTGTTTGCGGCCGCCGTCTCGTGGGATAGAACCCACGCTGTTATCGCCGCCGCCGGCCGGGGCGACGATGGAACGCCGGTGGCTGAAATCGTGGAAACCCGCCCCGGTTCCAACTGGGCGATTGAACGCCTAGCGCAGCTCGCGGCCGAACACCGGCCCCGGGCGCTAATCGTCGATGCTCATTCCCCCGCGTCAACAATCGCCGCCGCCCCGGAACTCGACGATGTGATAACGATACCGACCGCTAAGCAAGTCGCCGCCGGAACCGCATCGTTTCTTGACGGGGTAAAAGATGCCACGATAACGATTCGGCCCGACTTAGGTATTTCTCGCGCATTCGATGTACTCGCGCTAAGAAACATGGGCGACTTAGGACAACTATTTGACCGCAAAAATTCCGCCGGTTCCATCGCTGAATTGGAAGCGGTATCGCTCGCGCTCATGGGCCTAACCCAATCGAACGATACCGGAACGCCTACGATTTGGACTTTTGACTAATGGCTAAAAAGAAAAAGACCACCACACCCCGCCTACGCGTTGACGATTCCGAAACCGGGTGCGTTATGCCGTGCCCACTATGCGAACAGCGCTTTTGGACACCTGAACCATTAGCCGCGTGGAAAGCGCTTTATCGTCATTTGCGCAAGCACCACAATTCGCAGCACGCGGCCGAGTTGACGCAGAAAGCGCGGCATCGAATCCAGCGCATGAACTGGGATATTGCCCACGGTAGAAAATAAAAGTGTCAAACAGTTTGACAAAGGGTGGATTAACCACTAAGTTTATTGGTATCGGAACGGAAGAAAGGAACCCGATACCATGCCCACCCTAGAGCTCACCAACAACTGGATTACCGAAAATAACCCGTCTTTCCATCAAATCGAACGCGAATTTGATATGGAGTTTACCCACGAGGATAAGAACGACATTGCCCACATGGTTGCCGAGGGCGAAAGCTGGGATAACGCGATTTACCATTGGTTCAATGACTAATCCTCACTTAAAAGAGCTCGAAGAACTTTCGGGAAAGATTGCGGAAGATAAAAAGACTCTCCAGTCTCGCGCCGCCGGGCTCGCAATGAGACCGGGCGCGAACGTTGGTGCAATAGCCCGCGCCGCTGGCGTCTCGCGTCAGACTCTATACAACTGGATTTCGGCCCTACAAAAATAGCACTTAACCGGCGATTATCGCCGGTTTACTTGCGTTTAGGCCCCATGATTGCATTCATGGGATTAACCGACATGCTTAGAGACGCGCTCGCGCTGCCATACCTCGCGCACAACGGCGCGGACTACGCACCGCTAGAATCGCCATGGGCATCGCCTAACCACCTCGTGACGATTACCCCGCCCGCGGGCCCGGGGCACGTAAGTCGCCGCGTTGCTATGTCGGTGCCCGCGATTCGTCGCGCTCGCAATATCCTCGTTGGTTCCATCGCCCGATGCCCGCTAGAAGCGCGGCAGAATGGCAAGCGCATCGACGCGCAGCCAATTTGGTTAACTCGCACCGATGGGGTGCAATCCCCGCATTTCCGCATGACATGGACAATTGACGATTTGCTTTTTTATGGTTGGAGTCTATGGGCGTTAAAGCGCGATTTCGACGGAAACGTGATTCGCGCTGATAGAGTTCCATTCGCGCAGTGGGAAATTGACTCAACGCAAGGCGCTATCACAGTAGGGGGCAAGCGCGCAAAAGACGATGAAGTCTGCCTAATCCCCGGCATCGACGAGGGCCTATTAGAAGCATCGGGCGATGCGGTATCGCACGCCGCGGAAGTTAACCGCGCCGCCGCTCGCGCAGCCCGAAACCCAAGCGCGCAAGTGGACTTGCACCAAACGAGCGGACAACCACTAACCCGCGAACAAGCGCGCGGCTTAGTAGAAGATTGGAGCAATGCCCGCCGGGGCGACAACGGCGGGGTTGCCTACACCTCGCAGAACATAGAAGCCCGCGAGTTAGGCAAATCCGAACCCCAATTACTCGTTGAGGGTAGAACTATGGCCGCGGTTGATTGTGCCCGGGCGGTGGGAGTTCCCGCGTCTCTCATTGACGCGAATCAATCCGGCGCGGGCAACCTCACCTACCACAATCAAGACGCGCGAAATGTAGAACTCATTGATTACGGATTAGCGCCGTACATGGCCGCGGTCGCCGCCCGGTTGGGGTTAGACGATATGGTGCCAAGGGGAACCGCCGTTGCGTTTGACCTCACCGATTTGACCAGTTCCAGCGTGGGCGACCTCGATGTTCCCGATGATGATAGGCAGGTAAACACTAATGGCAACGTATCTGAATAACGACCCCATTGACGCCGATTGGGCGCAGCGATTCGGTTTCGGCAATCCGCGTTCAACTAACGGCTTGCAGGGTATTTGTATCCACACGACCGAGAACGATTTGGGAGCCCCGGCCGAGGGCGTAGCGAACTACCAGATAAACACCGAAACGGGCAGTTATCATGTGCTCGTGGATAACACCACTAACGATAATGTGAACTCTATTCGCGAGAATACGGACGATTGGGTTACGTGGTCGGCCGGTTTCACTGGAAACCAGATTGCCTTGCATTTGTCGTTTGTCGCTCGCGCCGCTATGTCTCGCGCGCAGTGGCTGTCGGCCGAACGCATGTTGAACGAGGGCGCGGACGCGTGCGCATATTGGGCCCGCAAGTACAACTTTCCAGTTCAGAAGATTGATGCGGCCGGGCTACGCGCGGGCAAGCGCGGATTCTTTGGACACGCGGACGTTAGCGCCGCGTGGCGCGAGGTCGACCACACCGACCCGGGCCCTAACTTTCCTTGGGACGTATTCCTGCAGAAAGTTCGCGACCGTCTAAAGCCCACGACCACACAGGAGGTTAAAGCAATGCCAGATCCAAAAATTGATGCGGTACACCACGAGCTAACCCACCGATTCCAGTCGCGTTACAGGGACGCGGCCGGGGTGCAATCCTCGTTCCGCGATACCGCGATTGGCTACGCGCTGGAAAACGACGCGAAGCTAACCCGGCTCATGGACGATGAATTGCCAGAAATTAAGGCCGCCCTTGCGGAAATCAAGCGTGCGGTTGGGTTGAACAAGTGATAACTATGGCACTCATATACATCGCCGGAATCGTATCCGGTGTGCTACTCGTTGCAATTGGTCTAGCGGGGTGGGTGCGTAATGCAGGAAAGAAATTAGGGGGTGAGACCTATCAGACACCGCATGGAATCGCCGGAGCTCATGCAGCAACCGACGCAAGCGCGACACCCGTGGCGCGCAACCGCGCGAACAACGTTCGCGGCGGCGGTCGCCATTTTGCCCGCACTACCTGAAATTGCGAACGTTCTGGGAATATCTACCGTTCCAGTAGTCGCCAGCGCGCTTAGTGTGACGGCGCTTGTTACTCGAATACTTGCGATTCCAGAAGTGGATTTTTG